AAGCCGCCTGCTTGGACTTGGCCTGCGACAACATCAGTGCTGCTGGCTTTTACTGGTTTAACCTTAATCATCATAGACTCCTTTAAGTCACAGGCTGTTTGAACTGACCGCTACGGTATGCATCTTCACGCAGGAGGCCGTCGCCCAAACGCTTGGCTTGCATCAGCGCCTCTTGGTACTTGGCTTCGTACATGGCCGTCATGTCAGGCTCACCCTTCATGAACGTGTTTGCCTCTACGAGAGCGCCGTACAACAGCACAGGGCTGTAATTATCGCCCAACCAAGACGAGCCTGTCGTGGAAATCGACTCGGGGTAGAAGAAATAATGCAGCTCAACCGAGTACTCCGCATCGGGTGTCGGGCCGAGAATAAAGCTCAGCTCATTGGTAATCACCGGGGTGGGGTCGTTGGTTGTCGTGGGGCCGAACAGCGCGTAGTATCGGGGTAAACCCGTAGCGTTGGGGGACGGGTACGCTGCACGGATGAAGTTCACGTCTTTGTTGATCAAGAACTCGTAGCGCCCCGTGCTGTCGATGACGGCCAGAGAGTACGCTGATAAGAAATCACCCGGCGATGACAAGTACTTGTTGTTGGCCGTTGTCGCGCCCGTGACGTTCTTACGCAGCGAGGGAAACTGCACCGTGTTGAAGATGCGCTTTTCCGCTTGCTTAACAAACGTGGCGAGCTGATCCGCAGAGAACGTGTTCTCTGTATAGTCTTGGATCGTGGTCGTCAACTCTTGATACAGCATACTTAGCCGTTCTTAACGAACTTGCCGCCGCGTTTGGCAGCGCCCATGCCGCGACAGACCATGCCACCCTTGGCGTGCATCTTGGTCTCGTGGTCTTTTACAGCCTTCTGGGCCGCTTGCTTGGCTACGTTTTTGGCGTCGTGTTTCATGTGAACAAGTCCTCAATAGATTGCCCATTATCGGGTATCTCTCTCGACGCCGCAAGAGAGGGGTCGGGCGCCGGACGGCGCAGTGCCTGCGGGTCAGTTACGGGGTACATCCCAAGGAAGTTTTGCGGGTGGTCTTTGTCAAAGCACTGTGGGCATATCCGGTTGTATTGCAGTCTGCCGCGCACCGACTCCGGGCGCAACTGCGACAGGTTGAACCTGAAGTTGCAGCGCTCGCAAAACCCGAAGGCTTTCTTTCCGCTGGCGAACCTGTTGCTCATGGTTAACCCTTAGATGTAGTACTGACGCGGTACCAGCCGCTCTGGGGCCTTCTCGCGGTCTTCAGTGGATGCGAGGTACCAAGCCTCATCATACTGCTCTTTGAGCACGCCTAGGCGCTCCAGACCGCCGGGAACCTTCATGGCCAAGTAGTAGGCCAAGCCGGCCACCAAACAGGGCACAAAGCGAAACGGTACATCCATGGTGTTCACACCATCACCGGCGTCCTGAATGCGGCGCAAGCGCCAGTAGATCAGCGTGTACTGTTGAGAGCTGTCAGGAGCGGGCCACACCGTGACGCTGGGCGTAGCCTGTCGGTCGATGAAGAGTTGAATGGGTCGGCCCGTGTTGAGCTTGTTGGGAATGGTCGCGTATGTGGATACGCTGATTCGTGAGATCGTTAGATCGGCTTGTGTGGCTTGGCTTCCGGCACCCGTCCGAATAACATGATCCAGAAGATCAACGGTGTCAGCAGGTAGAGCATAGGTATCCACTCCTGTTGTCAGTGGCAACGAGCCTTGCTCGATGGTCCACATATTGATGCCCCGGTTCGCGAAGTCAGCAAATAAGAGATTCAGACTTCTCCGCGCAGTGCGCAGGTCATAACCCGTGCGAAGCTCGCTGCCGCAGCGCTCGTAAGCCTCTTCAACAATTTCGCTTAAATCCAAATTAAAGGAGGCCGTTCCTGATGTAGTCATTGTATGTACTCCAAGCGCCAGCCTTTGGACCGCGCATTACGCCGCACCGCCTGAGCGATAGCTTGCAATGATACGCCAATTTGAGTTGCAGCGGCAGAAGCAGTCTCCCACATTGCAACGCCGTACCAAGGGTGCAGCCCCACCACCTTTCGGGCCATGTGGTTTAGTGCGCCTGCTTGCTGGGCACCCTTCCCAAACATCGGGTTGTTTTCGCCTTTAATCAAACCTTTTGCTCGCATAACGGCGGCATGATCAGGCCTTTTCTTCCCCGCGAAGACGGACCGTGCATTTTCTTTGAGTTTTTTGCGTACTTCGGGGCGTTTGGACACGTTATTTTCCCCGCGCATATCCGCAGCCATTACTTCGCGAGCGGCCGCGTAATCCCTGCCCCTGCGCCGGTTTTGGTCGTTTGCCATCAGCTTGAATGCGCGGGCCATGGCGGGGGTTCTATAAATCCTATACAGCAACCAGTGGGCTATGAAATGCTCCCTTGCTGTCAAAACTACTAGGTTGTCTGGGTGATCGGTGCCCCCCTGACTGCGGGGGACTATGTGATGCCGCTCTGTATAGCCCGACACGGCGCCCCGGGCTTTTGCACCGGAAACAAGGCGGTTGTATCTGGCCTGAGATGTGGTCATGCTCTATGCCTCGCGGTTTTCTTTGCTATGCGCTCGGGCTGCTTTACGACTTTCTCGCCCCGTGCCTTTCCAGCTCGTTTTGCACGAGTTGTAGCAGCATACTCAGAATCACTGAGAGACTTGATAGCAGCTTTAGGTAAATACCTTTCGCCTGTCTCCGAAGATTTCTTGCCACTTTTGGTGCCCCACTCTTCTTTCGTCCACTTAGACAGTTTGTTGCCTGATGACTTGGCGCCAGAATAACCGCCCCCGCTCTTCTTGTAGATATCCGTGGCAAGCTGCATGGCTCGGGCCGAATGCTTTCCACCCATCTGGGCTTTTGCTTTGGTCTTTGCCCGCTCCCACTTTGCAGGGTCGGTCTTCTTGGCGACTTCAGCCATGGCTTACATCTTTTTGTTTGGCGTGCGAGCAGCACCATAGCCGCGAACAGAGCGGACAGAACCGCCTTTGGCGAGACCACTGACCTTCTTACGCTTGGCTGCAGCCGCGCGGCGGGAGCCGCTGGCCATGCGATCGCGCTGACCCTGCGCTGCTATGGGGGCTAGTCGACGGCGGTCTTCCGCCGCATCTCGCTGGCGAGCGTCGCTATCGCCTGCTACAGCCCGAGCAGTCTTGCTACGCGCATCTTCCTTGGCAAAAGCAGCGTCATCGCGTTTCTTAGCGTCGTCTTTGGTAGCGGGCTTCTCGCCACGGCGGGTCAGGCCACGCTGAGCATTCAGGTAGTCGCGCAGATTGTCGAAACCGGCCTTGCGCATTTGCTCCTTGGTGACAATGGGTGCCTTGGCTGCAGTCTTGGTGGGCGGCTTTTTAGGCGCTGGGGCTTGCTCCTTGCGGCGGTCTGCCGCTACTGTACTATCTGAAGGCAGCAATTCGCCGTCAGCGCCAAAAACAAAATCTCGATTAGTAGCCATCATGTACTCCTTAGCGCATTGTGCCTTTGGTCTTGCCCTTGATGGCTATACCATCGCCTCGTTTACCGCCGCCTGCAGCCATCTTGGCTTTAACACCACCGCCTGCAGCCATTTTTGCTTTTACGCCACCGCCAGCGGCCATCTTAGCCTTGGCCATGCCACCTTTTTTCATGCCGGGTTCCGCCATGCGAGGCTCAGCAGTAGCTGCCCCACCGGCTGCATAGCCTTTTTTCATCATGCCACCGCCGGCCATCATTTTTGCCTTCATCATGTCATCACTCCTTATACAGGTTGTTAAAAGTTACCTCTGGGTCCATGTACGAATCGTCTTGCTCCGCACATTGAATCCATTGGCTGGGGCGAAAATCAGGTGCACCCTCTCCAGTAACCCAGTAAGCGGGGCTGGTGACTCGCACTCGATTGTTGGGCAACGCAACAATGTTTCCTGTCCATTTGCCTGCGTCCGTCAACATCAACACGTGACTCTGCTTGTGCTGCGAAGGGTCCTCTGAGACCTCGCTTTCCGCATAGTCTACGGTAAATAAGTACCGTCCGGTGTGAAATTCGTTGTTAATCTTGCACAGCCACGGTGAGGGTTGTGCCCGCTGAATCTTTATGATTGCGTGGTTGTAGGAGCTGCAGTCCCAAGGCTGCGCCATGTGCGTGGGCATACGCTCTGGCCAGTCATCTAGGGGGATGTCCCCGACCAATGCAGTAATAGGCATTCTTGCCCACATAGCCCCACCATGCACATTGGGCTGGCTACCGTCGTCTGCCTCGCATCCTGTGAAGATCACCTGAAAGCTCAAGCACCTGTCCGGCATTGTCGTTACGGCCACGGCCAAGGCGTGTATGTACTCACCATGGTACTTCTGGTGTCCGTTGGTGAACTCTTTGCGCACCCAACATTTGAAGTACGGGATGTTGCTGGTTAAGTACACGCGATCTCCTTACTTGGTTCGCTGCTCTTGCATGAAGGTGTCGATCTTGTTCTCAAGACGGTCCAGACGGTCAAGTACGCGGTTAATGTCGCTATGAACCTCGGCCTTAGTGACGTACTTTTCAGCCCCCTCTTCGCGGGTCTTGCTCAACAAAATGCCAATGCGTTTGTTCTCGTCGTTGACTGACTTGATCCACAT